TTCCGCAGTTTTTATCAGGAAACCCACAAGGAAATACGTTTTTAGGAATTGACACTGGTCAATACCACACTACAGGTGTATCTAATACTGCTATAGGCTACAAAGCAATGGTTGGAGGATTTGATGGAGAGGGTGATGAATGTGTGTTTATTGGTTATGAAGCAGGAGTTGCTAATAATACTGAAGATAGAAATGTAGGTGTTGGATATCAAGCAGCAAGAGGCCCAGGCGGTAATGATAACGTAGCTATAGGTCATTTTGCTCAAGCAGGAAATTCTAAAAATGTTTCAATAGGTTCACAAGCAGGAGCTGGCTTACAAGGTGGTAGTGAAAATGTTTTAATAGGATTTCAAGCTGGAGATGCATTAGCTGCTGGAAATAGAAACATAGCAATTGGTGTTGATGCATTAGGATCAGCAATTAATACTTCTGAAAATTTAGCAATAGGAGATGATGCTTTGACTAATGTAGTAAATACAGGTAATTGGAATGTAGGTATAGGAAAAGCTGCTTTAAAACAATTAAACGGTGGAGAAAGAAACGTTGCTATGGGTGGATACTTTGCTGGAGACGCTTTAACAACGGGGTCGAATAATACAACAATAGGCTTTTGGAGTTTAAGCGCGGAGCAAACAGGAAGTGGAAACGTTGCGCTAGGTGAAAGCGCATTAAAAGGTCAAAACGCTTCAACAACTACATCCAATGCAAATATAGGTATAGGATATAGCGCTGGTAGTTCTTTATCAACAGGAACTAATAATATCGTTATAGGTACTAACGCTCAAGCTTCAAGCGCCACTGTAACAAATGAAATAACTTTAGGTAATTCTAGTATTACAGTAATAAGGGCAGCGGTAACGAGTATAACTTCTCTGTCTGATGAAAGAGATAAAAAAGACATTGAAGATTTAGACACGGGATTAGATTTCGTCAAAGCATTAAAGCCAAGAAAATTTGTATGGGACAATAGAAATGAAACTATAACGGAGCAGCAGATTAATGAAAATGGAGATATTACTGATATAGAAAAAGAATTAATAAATTCTAATAAAGGTAAAAAAGACTTTGGATTTATAGCTCAAGAAGTTAAATCATTAGATAATGATACCTTAAGATTAATATACGACGAAAATCCTGACAAACTAGAAATGAGCTATGGTAAACTAGTGCCAATACTCGTAAAAGCAATACAAGAATTATCAGCTGAATTAGATTTGTTAAAGTAAATAATAATACATAAATTTGAAAAACATTAATATTAAAATTAAATAAAATGAGTGAACAAGTAAAAAAAGTAAGTGAAGAACATTTAAGTAAACTTCAAGAATTAAACCAACAATTCACCGCAATGCATCAACAAGTTGCTGAGCTAGAGGTAAGAAAATTCCAGGTAGTAGCTGGTATTGAAACTTTAAGAGCTGAGTTTAAAACTTTTGAAGGCGAGTTAATTAAAGAATACGGAGACAACGTAGTTATTAATTTACAAACTGGTGAAATAAAAGACAAACCAGAAGATGGCGAAAATAAGTAATATAACAGCATACCCTACAATTAGTAATCTAGATGGAAGCGATTACTTAATTATAACAGATGCGAATAATTCCTTAGCAACTAAAACTGTAACTCTTTCACAAGTTCAAAGTTTTTTAGGTTTAGCTTCGGATTCTCCTGTAATAGCAAATGTTTCTGTAAGTAGCGCAACCTTATTAACATTAGCTACTACGCCAGCAACTTTAGTTGCAGCACCAGGAGCAGGAAAAGTTCTTGATATAATAAGCATAATGTGTTATATGGACGCAGGGGCAACTCCTTATGATTTCACACCTAGTTTGCCAGTTAAAATAGGTTCTGAAACGATAGGATCGGTTTCAAATGGCGGAACAGCTATGAATACAGCTGTGGACGCAGTTTTTAAACCTGAGACTCCTAACTCCTCTACAGAAATTATAGCGCAAAACACTGCGTTAACTTTACACGCTGGTGGAAGTAATCCTACACAGGGCACAGGAGTTTTATATGTAAATGTATACTACAGGGTGTTAACTGTCGGTTCAAGCTTCTAATCAAAATGGATATTAGGAAGATTTCAATAGGCTCGGACTATAAGTCTAGTGCTATGCACTATCTTGTAGGTCAATCAATTTTAGGCGGCTCATATACTATTCATTTAATTCAATACGAAAGCAGCAGTGATTCAATAAAAATATGGATAGAAAGGCAAAATGAAATATTACTATGGAAAGAGTTTAATTCTAACATGCCTATATCTATAGAATATAATATTAATTTTTAATGAAATCCCCACACTATTTTATCGTAAAACCTTTGAAGGGTAGAAGGTATGATAATATAAAAAAAATAGGTGGAATAGATTTTTATACTAGCGTATCACAGGAAGATCACACGGCTACAAACCGATTTGCAGAAGTTGTAAGCACCCCTTTAAATTACAAAGGTGATATAGACAAGGGGGATATTCTGTTAGTTCATCATAATGTATTTAAGATATATTATGACATGAAGGGTAGGGAAAAAAGTGGTAGAAGTTTTTTCAAAGAGGATTTGTTTTTTATAGACTATGATCAGTTTTATATGTATTGCAAAAATAATAAATGGAAAACTCATTCAAAGTATTGTTTCATAAAACCTGTTTCAGTTCGTGAATCCATAATCATGAAGCCAGTTGAAGAAGAGCCATTAGTGGGTATTGTTAAATACACTAATCCTATATTGACAAAACTAGGCGTAAAAGAAAATGATGAAGTGGTGTTTGAGCCAGAATGCGAATATCCATTTTACATAAATGGAGAGAAACTCTACAGGATGTTTTGGAATAATATAACTATGGTATTATGAAGTCATCAGAAGATTTAAAGTTAGATATAATTAGCGCAGGAAGAGAGGCTGTAGCTCAGCTTATTAAAGTTGCTAAAGAAGATATAATTAAGTACGATAAAGATGATGAGTTGGCGGCAGATAGATTAAAAAATGCAGCGGCTACAAAAAAGCTAGCTATATTCGATGCGTTTGAAATATTAACTAGAATTGAATTAGAAAAAGATTTGTTGAACGGAGTAGAAAAAGAAGAGGAAAAATCAAGACAGGGGTTTGCAGAAAGAAGGTCAAAATAAATTATACAAAGTAGTTGATAATCATATATCTAAGCAGTCTATGCTTAAGATGAATCAAAATAAATCTTGGCAATATGGATACAATCCCAAGCACGATTTAGTTGTGATTAGTAAAGACGGAACTATAGGTGAAATTTATAATATAAATGGTTTACTAATAGGATTGCCTAAAGCACCTAAAAACATATATAAAAATTCAAAAAAATCAGTCGATCAATATTGGCTTGCCTTTGAATACCCCAAATCATTATCACGAATCAATTCAATATTTCAATGGCATGAAATGAGTAGTGAATTTAAAAATGAATGGGTAAACTATATAGAGTCTGAGTTTGATAGAAGAGAGGAAGGGTTTTGGTTTTACAACAAGGGCGTGCCTACATATATAACAGGTACACACTACATGTATTTACAGTGGACTAAAATAGATATAGGAAAGCCAGAGTTTAGAGAGGCTAATAGAATATTTTATATATTTTGGGAAGCTTGTAAAGCGGACAAAAGAAGCTTTGGAATGTGTTATCTTAAAATTAGACGTTCAGGTTTTTCGTTTATGGGGTCTTGTGAAGCTGTTAATACAGCTACAATTAGCAAGGATGCAAGAGTAGGTATACTATCTAAAACAGGATCCGATGCAAAAAAAATGTTTACTGACAAAGTAGTACCTATATCTAATAACTATCCTTTCTTTTTTAAACCTATACAAGATGGTATGGATAGACCCAAGACAGAATTGGCTTACAGGGTGCCAGCTTCTAAGATAACAAAAAAGAATATGTTTGAAACAGAAGATGAAGAACTGGAGGGATTAGATACAACCATCGACTGGAAAAATACTGCAGATAATAGTTATGATGGTGAGAAACTAAAACTACTAATTCATGATGAATCAGGTAAATGGCTTAAGCCAGACAATATTATAAATAACTGGAATGTTACTAAAACCTGTTTA